TTTACATATCCGTCTACCTGACGAATCTTCAACTTGAAGTCTGCTCCGCTCCAGAAGTCAAAGGGATTCATGGGCTTCTCGTCCTGATATTCAGGATTCATGGCACTCTGAATCTTCTCAAAAATCTTCTTGCCGTAGCGGAACAAGAACACCTTGCCCTCGTTCTCGGGATTCTTGGGGTCGTTCACCACAAGAATGTTGCTTACATACGACAGACGACGCTTGCGGTCACGAGCCAACTTCTTGTCTTCGTCGCTGCCGCTGTTCCACAACTGGGAATTCAGTTCGGAAACCGGATCCTTCAGACCAATGGTGGTGAGCGAATTCTCAATATACCAACCGCCCGGACCGCGGAAACCGTGATTCCACACTCGTGCCCACGGCAGGTCTTCGCCTTCAACCGCAGGCAGGAAGCGGATCACCGCGTAGCCGTTGGAAGCCTTGTCTAATGCAGGCTTCCAAAATCGGTCGTCCTTGTAGGACTCTGAACGCTTGTTCAGTTTCTCCATTTCAGCCGCGAGGGACTGGTAGGAGGTGGGCGACTTGGAACGGGTCTTCATATCTTTGAAACTCATGTGTATCTCCTTGTACTAGATGTGCTGTGTGTGTAGACGAACAGTTCAGACACAGGTATTTAGGTAACTATACCCCAAAGCCTGCGGGCTGTCAAGTGTCAAACTGGAAGTTTTGCCTTCTTTGGAAGCAGGTTTAGGTTCTGCCCCTCTGCTCGTATCTTTTCAATTATAGGCTTGTTCAAAAATTTGGCAGCAACCTGCGGCTCAATACCGTACCGCTCGCAAACTGCAATCACGGAGTCAATATACGAAACTCCGAATTTTTGAGCGTGATTTTCTACTTCTTTGGGGAATCGTGCGTTGTTTACTTCCATTTCAGACCTACTTTCAATTTTATACATAAGTTAGCAGTATTTAGGAACCCGATACCCCCAAAAGCGGAGCAAAATATCCAATGGGAGCAACCAGCGACAACTACAACATTGTTACTAGCGGTACTACTTATACCATAGCCAGCGATTATGTCAAGCCCGTAGGTGCGGGAGAAACTGCACATCACCAGATCATCAAGGTTGCTTACGGTGCAAACGATACTGTAAACTATGTCTCGTCCAGTGCTCCGCTGCCTGTGGGACTGTGCGGCTCGTGGACAACCTACAACCTAGCCAACGGCGTTTACAGCACTATTGCCACAACCCTTGTTGGTTCGGTGAATCCTATTTCTGTGTTTGGTGTATTGGGTGCAACTGCCATCGGTATCACCGTTGGAACCGTTGCAGTAACTCCAAGCACTGGCGTTACCTTTAGTATTCGCACATTGGCTGGCGGAAGCGATGCCAGTGGAGACTATATTGCTATTCAAGGTTTGAGTGGCGGATTTGCCGTAGGCATAACAGCGGCTTCTGCTCTTCCAGTCACTGGTTCATTTGGAATAACTGGAGAAGTTGCAGTATACGGAGTGAGCGGAGCAACTGCAATTGGTGTAACTTTTGGAACAGTTACTATTCGTGGACTCACCGCTGCTAGCGATACCGTTACTGTCTACGGTGGCGGAACAGCATCCACCGTTTCTGTGGGACTATTTGGATTCACAGGAGCAACTGCATCTGCCATCTACGCAGACAACAACGCACTCAATGTGAATGTAAAAGCATTTGATGTGGGCATCAACGGCGTAACCGTCACTGCTAACAATTTGGATGTGCGTGATCTAGACTATACCACAGACGATATTACTGTGGTTGGTCAAGGTGCATCAGATGACGCTTCACTTGCAACTGTGCCTACTTATATGAATGCTCTGTTGAGCAACGGCACACTTGCACGAGTGGGAGGTATTACTGGTTCAGGATGGAGTGGAGCCGCTCTAAACGCATACCTTGTAAACAGCGGAATCTCGTTTACTGCTAATGTTACTCTTGGAGCAGCAGTAGGAATTTCTCAAGAGTACAACAACCCAATTCAAGTAGCAGGCTCAACCTATGCCGTAACTGGATTGTGGGTTGCAGGAGATACATTAAATGGCCCAGTAATAATCAAGGGCTACTCTGGTGGGTTGCTGCCTGTTGATATGCAATCGTCAACTCTTGTAACACAGAGCAACTTTGACACCAAGATTGCACAACTAAAAACCAACAGCGATTTCTTGATTGCAACCAAGAAAGCACTATACGATCCCACAGTCAGCGTTGGTGCACTAGACTTCAACGATTCGCTGTCTATCTACAGCCTAATCAAGAGTGCAGTCAATACACAACTACAGTCGCTCGCCAACACAGTAAACGCTTCCACAGGAACTATTGGCGTAGCGGTTGAAGCGTATACACTACAACCGTCGTTCATGTCTCGCACAAACTATGTGAGCAATACTGCAAAGAACTTGACTGAATACAACGGAAACGCAGGATTTACCTGTGCAAACGGTGTTCGTATCAAGGTGTCTCGTGTTGCAACAGGGACAAACGCTTCACAAAACGAATTCATGTGTATTATTTCTGAAGCCGATGCAGCACTTTACGGTGCCACAGCAGGAACCGCTTCGTACACCATGTATCACGGCGACGAATTGTTCATTGAAGTAGACAACATCAATAAGTTGAAGGTATTCTACCCACCGTACTCGTTGAGTTTTGCTCCACACAACACAGGAAGCGGAATCACCTTCTCGTTCTACGCTTCGTAATTGGTAAATCATGCTTCGTACCCAGCACAGACAACGCGAAGCCCACTCGCTACTGAATCGTGATGTGACACCCAGTGTCAGGGCTACCATTTACGGAGCAGACGGCAACAGCGACACCTACATTACAAATGTAGAAGCCCTGAAGCCCGTGACCATTTATGAAGTGATTGGCTCTAAATTTATAAACTTGCCAGATGAAACCCAAGAAGTTGCGGTTACTGATGAGCAGACAACTTACTACGGAGGAGATCGTGGGAATCTGCTGTATCGTAGTCGCAATTATTTAAAAGTAGGCGACAATATTTCACAAAATTATCGGGCGGTGATTATTTTAGAACCAACCACGGCTATAGCCGCAGCCCTAGCCACCGTGACGGGATATACCGCAGGGGCAGCGTACAGCGTGGGCAATGCCACCCTGAACCTAGCCGTGCAGTCAGGAGCCACCGGAACCGCCCTAGAAGCCGTTCTGTTGCCTCTAGGAGCCACCGTAGACGGTTCTGTATCGTGGTATAAGCCGTCAGAATCGGCAGGAACCACATGGGGCACCGTGGGAGGGGATATAGAACCGTCTGCGGCAGGAATCGTCTCTACAGGCGTGTGGAACGGGTCAAATATTTCATTTGATCTGACCCCGTTCTTAAATATTTGGAACACCAGCGGCAAGCCAAAACTTGCAGTAATGATTAAAGCCACAAATATAAATTCAGGAATTACTCAATTTCACTCGTGGGAATCACAAGGCACACCAGTTGGAGGGGTGCCTCTAACCAATTGCAGATTTTTGACGGGTGGAGATTCCAACTACACCACAACTGAAGGCATACGAGTTCTTGTGTCGTGTTCAGGAATTACAGGGGCAACTGCAAATGTGGCACTAGCAGATGATCGCACCACAGCAGTCAGCCAATGGAATTCATTTGGTGCGGCAATTTCTGTGGGCAGCACTTTTACCTTCTTCTCTCCTGATTCTGAACAAGGCGTAGTGATTGGAAGTGTTCAGCAAACCCTATTAGGCAGAGTTTCTGATGCTGTTGGATCAGCACTCGTGGTTTCAGGATTCACACTGGGCGGAATCACCCAATACTACACCACAGCAGAATTCACAAGCAGTTCAGTCTTGCCGTCAGGAACAGGAATTATTGAAGTGTCTTCACCGTCAACACAAACACTAACAGATATCAGCGGTTTGCAAAACGGACAAAACATTTATGTTGACTATCGTGCGGGTTCTGCTACCAACAATGTGCGTTCGTTTACTGTGAAATTCACCGCAGACGAAACACAAAAGCAAAGCAGAGCCAGAATTTACTTGAACGAGGCTCCTGTTTCAGAAAACAGAAACGGATTGCCAACCACAATTACTGTGGTGCAAACCAAGCCGTCGCTGGTTATGGATTTGCTACTAGGCTAAAACTGTTCTTTTTAGCCTGTCGTTCAGCAGCCTTCCACAAGCCTTGGCTAAACCCTGCGTGGTGTCCGTGTGCGTATCCTGTGGAGTACGCCCAACGGTAAAACCACATCTGAAAAGCACCAAAGGCGGACAGCCCTGAAACGATAAGAGAAATGGTCTGTAGGTCTTCCATACTGGTATATTGGCGTGGGGGTGGCGTTGAACCGTGTCTTAACAATCAAAAATGGCGAAGGTTGGAATTGAACCAACGACATATCCCGTATGAAAGGATTGTTCTACCGACTGAACTACTTCGCCAAAAGCGGGCAGGGAGGGATTCGAACCCACGATGCGATTACTCGCATACAGCATTTCCAATGCTGCTCCTTCAACCGCTCGGACACCTGCCCAAAATTCAGATGCCCCGTTCACTCTTGATCCAAGCAGGAAGCCGATCAAGGCTTTCCAACTTGCGAAGGGTGTCCTTCTTGGCGTTCAGTAGTGCAGTTTGACGAGTCTTCTTGCGAGCCTCATACTTCCGCTTGCGACGACGACGCAGTTCACGAAACTTGTTGACCATTGTGGTTCTCCTGTTAGTGCAGTGAGCCTACGGGGATTCGAACCCCGGTCAAGGGCTTGAAAGGCCCCTATCCTTGACCACTAGACGATAGGCCCAGTTCTGTTTTAGTTCAACGCACCCACGCCTGACCGCAGCCACCACCGTAAACCACAGGGGCAACCACGACAGCGGGAGGATAGTACGGATTACCGTAGCAACCAGTGAACGGCGAATACGGCACATACGCAGGTGCACAGCCACCGTAGTACGGCAGCACAGCAGGAGCAGGAATGCCACCGTAGTAGCCACCACCGTAGCCGTAACCGTAGCCACTTCCGTAGCCCACATTGATTCCACCACCAAGCGTGGTGTTGGTAATGGTAGTGTTGCCCCCGTAAGGGCCGCTGATGGAAGTGCGGCTGTACGAGCCACCAAAACCAACAGAGCCACCGCTCCATTGGGCATTGGCAGTGCTAGCAAAAGCGGCGAGCGAGACGGCGGCGGTAACGATGAGAGTCTTGAGGTTCATGGATAAGTTTCCTTTCACTACTATATTACCACATTTTCGTGGCGTGTCAACCCTTCAACGCGGATTCTGAATATTTGGTTTGGGTTTGCTGCACCCACAGCGACCACCGCTCTTAATTTTTTGAACGGCATTTTTAAGAAGCATAGTTTTTAATTTATCCCTAGACGACTTGGGCAGTTTAGGCATTTTGCTCCTAAACTATTTAGGCTTTTTAGCCGCTCAATTCTTCAAAAATCGTGATCCACTTGGGTTCTTCACCACGACGCAGATACGCAGCCTTGGCAAATCCCCACTCTTCACGCTCTTGAATACGATAACCTGCCTTGTGCTTCTTGGCGTAACGCATGGCGGCTTCCTTGTCTTCAAAGTACTCGTAGTTGCCCTCGTTGTCCATTGCACCAAACAGTCCGCTTGAAGTTTTCCACACATCGCCGGGACGGTGCTTCTGTGCAGCAGCGGCACTCTCGCCGCTCTTCTCTGCTTCACCGCTGCCTTGCTGTTGTGGTTCGTCCTTGACATTAAACACAAACTTTTTGCCTGCGTGTGGGCCTTTTCGCAACTGCGAGAAGAACTGCACCACCTTGTGTTTGGCTAGTTCAAGATTGTTTTGCCCCTCGCCCTTCTTGAAACGCATCAGCACCTTGCCAATACCAGCACTTTCGTTGGTGCCGATATAGTAAAAGTCCTGATCGTTCTTGTACATGACAGAATGCTGCTTGTAGTGGCGACCCAACTTTACAATTTCTTCCTTCTTGATGTTGGGGATGAGCAGACTCAACTCCTCAACCACGCCACCTTCCTCTTGGTAGCCGCCCTTCATCTCAATATAGCCGTATCCCATGTCACGAACACGCTTCTTGAGGTCATCGTGGAGTTTTTTGTTCTCTTCGCGTGAGTTTTCACCACGGAAAGCACTCACAATGCCAAAATCCTTCTTGTCGTCCTCCACATATTGGAAGACACGAGACAGTTTAGCCTCTACAAGTGGGGTTTCGCCCACTTCACGGCGGGAAATCCACTCGTTGAGTCCGTTTTGGTCAAGGTATTGTGAGAATTTCTTCATTTTCATCGTTCTCCTGTCGGGGTTTCACTATATTTAGCGGAAAAAGAGCGTCCCCGTGCAGCATTACGCCCTCATTTGTGGTGTACCAAATCTCTGAAAACGCTCCGTAGCACCACGGCATGCACCGTTCGCACGGTCTAGCCATCCGCATCTGCCCCAAACTGTTGAAACGCACATTGAACAGCACCAAATCTCGTTCAGGAGCGTCCAATTTCAAAAATGCGTCCAATTCAGAGTGCATTTCTTCAAACATGTACCCCTTTTCCTTGGCAACAGGGTGGGTTTTGAACCGATTGCGTCCAATAGCAACAATTCTGTCCCTGCGTAGGATAAGGGAGAGGTGCTTTTTCTGTCGCTTGATACTCAAGCACAGCGGATAAGCGTATTCCAAAAGGCGTTGGATTCGCTTGGCGTTCATCATGGAAAGGCAAAAGGGGGTTTTACCCCCCAATTGCCCGAATAACGAAGATTAGTGAGAATCAGGCAGTGGTCTTGCAGCACTCATCGGTCTTGTAGCAGTCGGCATCACGCTCAACCCGCTCAAGTTCACGATAAAAACTGCTAGACTCTGCTTCAATGCGACGAGCCACCTTCTCGTTCTCGCCGTCAATGTAGCGGTACGCATTCTCAATCTCACGAGAACGCTCCTGCTGCTCGCTGAAGATTGACTCAAAAGCGTTGTCAATGCTCTGCTTCTGACTAGCAAGCACATAGAACACAATCGTGGTGCTCACGAAACTGTAAATGGCAAGAAACGCATTGAGAGCACTAACACTTTCTCCGCCCTTCGCCCCGAACCACCAGAAACCAGCAACACCAAGAGTGCTCACGAGAGCGTAGGTGCTGAAAATAGAAGTCTTGTTACGCATGGTCTATCTCCTTTAAAGTTGTTGAGTCTAGAAACACCCAAAGGGTGGGTGCGTGGAGAATTTAGCAGCCACGCACCCACCCCTTACACAGCGGTGTTTTGAATTAGGCGGTGAAAACCTTCACCGTGGCATCGCCCATGCCCGAACCCAGACGACGAGTCCACTGGTTCAGCAGGATGCCCACGCCAGCCTCCGAGCACTTGAAGGTGTACGCACGACCCTCATCGGTGATGCGGGTGCGAACGAGGTTGATGTTCGTGCCGCTGATGCGATCAGCGAACGCATCAAACTTGGTGTCGTTGCTGCCGTCGTACAGGTTGACATTCACGGAAACGGTGTAGTTGCGAGTCTTCATTACGAGTATCTCCAATTCGGGCTTGTGATTAGAAGAGCCGTGGATGCTGCCCGTGTCGCATCGTTGGCTGACTTGTACTCCCATAGTATAGCAGGTTTTAGCGTCCTGTCAACCCCCTTGGGAGAGTTTTCCATATTTGTTTTGTATTCTTGAATCAAATATGTTCAGGGCTGTCAGAGAACCGTACATCGTGAAGTTCAGGAATTGCTCCTGTAGCCAATTCACGAATTAAATACACTTTCATTTCGCCCGCGTCCTTGAATTGGACAATTGAGCCATTATGAATACACTTAAATATTCCAACACGCTCCAGCACATCCCACTTATTGATTATCATTTCAGAACAACCCGACAGTTTTGCTGCGGCAATCAACTTGTCTAAATTGAGCCAATTTGCAAGCCGTTTGCGTCCTGTGGTTGTGCCGTATTCCCCACCCTCACGAATGAGTGCGTCAATCTGCGGATCGTCCCACAGGGTTTGTGGGAACAAGGGATCAACACCGCTCTTGGTGTCGTATGCTTTGGCTACACCAATAATACGATTCAGTCTTTGGGGCGGAATGCCCAAAGAGCAAGCACCGTAAGGCATAGTAGTGCTAGAAGTAACATACGGGTAGTCTCCGTGATCTATGTCTAGCCACACGCTCTGTGCTCCTTCGCACAGCACCCGTCCATCAAGTTTGCCGTCCCAAAGCCATTCACTAATGAAATACTCGGCGGCTCGTCTGCCTCTACGCAGCATCTTGTCTGCATAGCACGGAGCAATGCCTTGCTTGGTTGTGCCCAAATGTCCCAAGTGAGCAGCATCGTATTCAATCTGCTCCGCAGTAATTATATGAGCAGCAGGTGAAATCTTTACAAGACTTGTATCAAATCCCACACTTCGCAGATACCGAATCTCTTCAAAAAACTTGTCGGTGTTGATGACGCATCCTGGCCCAATCACGCACCGCTTGCCTGCAAAAATACCTGACGGCACAATGTGGGTCTTGTGCTTCTTGCCGTTTACCCATACGGTGTGTCCTGCGTTTGGGCCGCCGTTCCATCGGCACACCCAATCGTATTGGGGAGCAAGAGCAGCAGAGATTTTACCCTTGCCTTCGTCGCCCCACGCCAAACCGTAAACCACATCTGCGGATTGAATCATTGTAGTCCGTTTTCTTCGTGAAACTTTGACTTTGCGAGTCTGTCCATTGCTTCCTCACGCTTCTGTTTTTCAAAACAGTCCCATCCTCGCGTTTCTGCAATCTGTTCCATTGTAAGGTTTGTGGTCATAGACTGCTCAAAACACAACTCACGCCGCACAGCATCACGCTCCTTACGAAGCCTAATAATCTCTCTTGCGGCTTCATACCGCTCTTCTTTATTGCGTTGCGTTATTTCATGTGGCATGGTATAAGGACTACCAAACTCATCAGCGGTGATAAAGTGTGGTGTAATATAGAGCCGATCAACAATATCTGCTTTCTCACTCACAGCCCCATCTCCTCGTCAAGTTTTGCTATACGCTTCATTGCGTCTTGAGCAGTCTTGTATCGTTCTGCTGCTGAATCCATATTGGGTTCTGTGTCTTCCAAATACTCTACCTGTATTGGCTCGCCGTTATCAAACACAAACACAGGACGCTCATATGCTTCCATCATTGCTCTAACACGAGCGCAGTCTGCCTTGACTGCATCAAACGCAGCAGCAAGATCAGCGTAGTGGCTCTTGGCTGCTTCAAGGCGGTCGGCTACAGCAAACAGGTTTACACCTTCAGGCAGGTATTTACCGTCTATGTTGTAGTCGTTCTGTGCTAGGTAACGCAGAAAGCCTGCGTCATCTAGTTCTGTATATGGGTTTTCGTCATTCATAGTATTCTCCGTTTAGTGCCCCCAGCAGGACTTGAACCTGCAACCTACCGATTAACCTACCACTTCGGCTTACGCCGCCCTTGCGGTTTGTGGTCTGGACTTTGCCTTCATCCGTTCTGGATGCCCGCCGTCAAGTCTCTACACCTTCCCTTTCGGGCTTTCGGGCTTGGCTCGGCGTTGGGTCTTTGACCGTCCACCGAATTTGACGGGATTCAGATATCGCATTCCTGCGAAACTGCTCCTATTATTTAAAGTCGGCTACTCTACCAATTGAGTTATGGAGGCTGAATTTCTTTAGAACAGACTAGGCTGACCTGATTCGCGTTCCATTCTAACACGAACCCGCAGATCGTCAAGTGCATCATTCAACTTGAAAATAAGATTCTCCAATTCTGCCACCGTGTAACTGTCCACCATCTCAATGGTGTCAACACCAAACACCGCCATGCACGGCAGATTGCCCTTGTGTGGATTACGAACGATTTGGGTCTTCATTAGATTGTAGATGTCCATTGGTTGTTTCCTTATGAATTATTGCTTGAACAGGTACTTGAGGCGATCCCAAAACTTTTGGTACTTGGGAAATTCCATAACTCCACGACGCAGGCTTTCCCGATACCCGCAGTCTTCGCTGGCTTTCATGTGCTTCAGCATACTGGCAGGGGGATACCTTCCCACTATTTCACGCCACGCATGGCACTCGGTTCCCAATACTTGAATCTGACGCAGCAGGGTTTGCTGCTGCTGAAGCATTTGGTTTTGAAAATTGCGATCACACAGGCACATCAGGTGTTGCCCCAAACGGTGTTTAGTTGGCGATTCACGCGGATAAAAGTGGTACACTTGCTCAAGTCCTTGAGGCGTGATGCTCCCACATAAGTGCAAGCAGACCGCACCCCGCCAAGAATCTGCTGCATGACTCCATCCACAGAACCCACATGGGGCACAACCACACTCTTGCCCTCTGCTGCACGATAGGTGGCAACACCTCCCGAATACTTGTTCATGGCTTCTGCGGAACTCATTCCGTAGAACACCTTGCCGTCTTCGGTGGCTTCTCCTGCGGCTTCGTCTGTTCCCGCAAACATGCCGCCAATCATAACAAAGTCCGCACCTGCTCCAAATGCCTTGGCTACATCGCCTGGACAGGTGCACCCACCGTCCGACAGTACATAGCCACCTAGTCCGTGTGCGGCATCAGCACACTCCATGATGCACGACAGTTGCGGGTAGCCAACACCTGCAACCTTTCGCGTCGTGCAGACTGATCCTGGACCGATCCCGATCTTGACAATGTTTGCACCTGCTAGGATCA